CTGGGCAAAAACACAGGACCGCGTTTCAAGGCGGAGCTGATTAACCCGCGCAAAGGTACGCCGACCAGCTATATCGCGAAATACATCAGCAAGAACATTGATGGCCGTGGACTGGGTGATGAAATCAGCAAGGAAACTGGCAGATCGCTGCGAGATAACGCTGAGCATGTGAATGCCTGGGCGTCATTGCATCGTGTTCAGCAGTTCCGCTTCTTTGGTATTCCGGGCCGTCAGGCATATCGCGAACTGCGTTTACTGGCCGGTCAGGCGGCGAGGGGGCAGGGCGATAGCAAGCCGGGCGCTCCGGTACTGGCCGATAAGCGTTTAGACGCGGTGCTGGCCGCTGCTGATGCGGGCTGCTTTGCAACGTACATCATGAAACAGGGCGGAGTGCTGGTCCCCCGCAAACATCACATTGTCAGAACTGCCTATGAGCTTAACGACGAGCCAAGTACCTATGGCGATCATGGCATCCGTATTTATGGCATTTGGTCCCCGTTAACGCAGGGGCGCGTATGTACGCATTCGGTGAAGTGGAAAAAGGTCCGTAAAGCCGTTGACGTTCAGGAGGCGCAAGCCGACGAGGGCGCTAGCGCCCCTTGGACTCGTGGCAATAACTGTCCCCTTGTTGAAAAAATAAACGAAATAGAGGGGGGTAGACCTGATGTAGAAACGGCTGACCCGCTTCCTGATTTCCATAACATGAGCAAAAAAGACCTGCGTGAATTGAACGTCAGGATAAGACTAGTCAAACCGAAGCGCCGGAAAGGATACAAACAAGAAATTACGGAACGACATCGGCTACAAGTTGAAGCTGAGCTGAAGACGAGAGGTTTTGACGGTAGCGAAACTGAAATTGATCTGTTGCTTCGCGGCGGCAGCATTCCGTCAGGCGGTGGTATGCGTCTCTTTTACCGAAGTGGCCGGTTGCAAGAGGATGATAAATGGCGGCGGTGGTATTGATGTCGTCAAATTGCGTGCCTGATACTTTCGGGCTCATACGTATGGGTCTGATTACAGAAATGTTCCTGACTTTTGAAGGTTATCTCAAACCAGCGGCAGGTGATCATCTTCGCATCAGCTACCTGTTTAAAGGCGTTGTGCAGGATGTTTACAAAGTAGAGATAACGCAGGTGCCAGAATGTGTTGATGAGCCTGAAACGGTACTCATCCAGGTTAAGAGAATTATTAATGTGCCAGACGTTAAATCTGAATGTATAAGTGCATTATGGGATGGTGCTTGTGCCGTATCGAGTGGGCGTACGATACACTGAGCAAAAGTCGAAATTGAGGGGGTATTTCAGCATTTATCCACTATTTGACAGAACGGAATTGTGAGATAAATGCACTAAAGTGCAATAACGAAATGACGATAATCAGTGTATGTTGCGTACATTAGTGTTTTAAAAATTGCTAAACACAATATGTAGTATGTGAAAAAAAATGTTTGCTCAGAGAGTAATTTTATTGCTGCTTCAGCTACATTGTTATACAACGTCAACCCAATTTCACAAAAAACGTCCAAAACATAAGTGAAGTTGAACTTTTTCTTTTTGGATTACCAGATGTTACGATGAAAAATGTATATCTGTCATATAGTTAGCGTGGGATTCACCTAGGAGGTTACATGAGTTTTCCAACGTTTGCAGGGCGTAACCGTTTCAACACGCAGTCAAGCTTGATGAAGGCACTGAAAGAAAACCGTGGCTCTTACACTATTAGCCGCGACGGCCAAGTTTCACTTGATCTAAACAGTGCCGAGGTTAAGAAAAGCATCGCTAAACAGATTTCTAATCTGGCCGGTATAAAGGAGAATATTTCGAAGTGATAAACACGTTAAGTCTGGCGTTCCTGATTTTAAGTGGTTATATATTCTCGATTAATTCTCTGACAATCCGTTATAAACTTAAGCGCGCCGAAGGTTGGGGCGCTTATTTTTATGTTGCGATGTGGGGCGGCCTATTCTCCGCTATTTCTTGGGTTGTCTGTTCCCTCCTGAGTTACTCAGATGGCTTTCGCTGTACGTACAACTGGATGCTGTCGCATCACTTCTTTGATAAAGAGCTGGTTGGGCGTTTATTCCCTCTTAACCCCAGTCATGTTGCTCCCGCCGGTACTGCCGCCAATACAAACGGAAATTTAAGCTTTCTTGATCTTAAAGTGCTGGTTTGGGGTGCTACATCAATCTTACTGGCATTCTTTACTGCGCGTGTTGTGTTGCCTTTCTTTGCCTGGGTGAGATGGGGTAAAGACCGCAAAGCGTTCGCGTTGGCTTCAGCAGTTAACGATAACCATCAGGAAGCGATGCTTATTGAGGCCTCAGTTAGGCAGTACCTGCTGCTGATAACGCTTAGCTCCAGAAAGTTCTACGTTGGGATCGTTATCTGTCCGAAGTTTGATAATGGTAAAGCTGAATATCTTCAAATAATTCCTATGCTCAGCGGGTACAGAGACAAAGACACAATGGTTACCTACGTCACGTCAAACTATAAGCGTTTGTATGTTGAAAGTGGGTTAATGACTCCTGAAGGCAAGCTTCTTGAGCCACCTCCTGTCAAAGAAGGTGAGGAGCCAGAGCCTAGGGTTGAAATTCAGGATTTCCGTACGCTAATTTGCTTTGACGAAATTGAAACAATTTCATTTTTTGATTCAGATACTTATAACAAATTCAAAAACGCAGAAGAGAAAGATAGAGAACATTCAAAGACGCTAACATCTCATTTGATGCCAAATGGATTACCAGAGCAGCCAGAGTAGCCAGAGCAATAACCAGCAATCAGCATCACTAAGCCCCTCACTGAGGGGCTTTTTTTTTGGGCAATAAAATCGCTGCAATGAATCACATTTATTTGCACAGATTTAAGTCGCTGGCCAATGCCGCGTGAGGCCAGTACTGGCGCGGTTTACGGTCGGTCGCAAAAGTGCAAAAAAAGGCACTATTTTTATGTGCGGGCGAGGCGGGGGAGCAGTCGCGCGCTAGCAGGGGTGGGAGGTCAGCTTTGATTTGCTGAAAAAAGCCAGAAAAAAGCCGCTACGCGGTGATTTGGGTTGTTGGGCTTTGTGTCGGAGTGGAGTTGAAAAGAACCCCACAGCGAGGCGCTGAGGGGCTATATGGCTGGGGGTGGTTAGATCGGGGATGTATGGGCGGGGTTAGTCGCTGCTTTTTTCTTCAGCCAGAACGTAGGGATTGAACTGGAACACCTCAATGCCTAACCAGTCGTTAACCGCCTTCAGTGATTCCATGATCGGATAAAGCTCATTGATGGCGAATACCTTCGCCGCTTTTACGATGTCGCCAAGTCCACTGGTATTGTTTGGCATGACGCCCATCAGTTGCGGTGGTACGCGATGCACGGCCAACATGTCATCCCGCGTTGCGTCTTTGATGCCGGTAAATTCATCCTTGGCTGCGATCTGGCTAAACGGCAGGATTTGCAGCCCGTCCTTTTTTCCGCCTGCGGAATAGACAAAGAGATTTTTGAAAGCGCCGCCGCCGCGCGCATCATTGAGTGACCGCTGCAATTTTTCGACATCTGCCGTGTTGGCGAGGGGATCGGTGAGGTACACGATAACGCCTGCGTGACTCCCGTTGATGTAGTAATTACGGCGAAACAAAGTGGCTTCACCATTCAGCATGATGGATTGCAGGGCGGACATATATTCCGGTGACCCGTAAATCTCCTGATGAATACTGGCATTGCGCAGGTGAAACACTTTGCCAGCCTCAAAGGCGTAATCTTCTTGGTAGTACGTCACGAACCAGTATTGGTCCAGCTCTACACCGCGTCGGGTGTATTTTGCCAGTGAGTGTTTTAGCCTCATCGGCTGGCCTAGCCGGTTGGTGCGCAGTTCCAGATAGGCGTCACCGAAGACAAGATAATCCATGACAAAGGCGCTGGCGTCTTGCCGCGATAGCAACGGGTGAGGCTTGAAGCACGACATGATCACGTTACGTTTGAACACCAGTGGAGACTCATGGTGAACGGCGCCAGACAACAGGCGGGCCAGACCGTAGGGGCTGATCGGTGGCTCATACCAGCGGCCATTGCTGGCACACTCCATGCAATCCTGTAGGTCACGCTGATCCATGATGGGAGTGGGATCGCCAAAGCTGAAAGTCACAATACCTTCAGTGGGTTGGATTGCATCGTCTTGTGGTCGGCTGTCAGTCGGCATACTTGCGTTCTTGCTCATGATTAAAATTCCTTAACAAAGCTATCTGTGCCGCTGCCGGCATCGTTGCCCAGCGGTTCATTTTGTAGTGCGTGCATTGCTGCCCAGGCTAAATCACCGTGGCTGCTGCCGCGTGTGCGGTCAGAGGCGTAGGAGGTCTGGCCGCTCTGCGTCACAAATTTACGGATTGTCATAAAGCTGCTGACCACATCCATCATTCCCGCGTCATATTCGAAGCGGCCGGCACGGATCACCATTAGTGCTTTAAGTACCAACTGACGCTTAACAGCCGGGGTGTAGACGTGCATCCGCGCGGCGGGGAAGAACTTCAATACCAACTGATAAACAGCTGCGCCGATGCCGGTGCCGTCAATGTCGATATGCTGCACGTTGTAGATGCGGGTCATTCGCTCAATAAATTTCGCCTGTTCTTCGAACTCCATGCCGCGTAGCTGATGGCGTTCAATGACGCGGAATTTTCCGCCCGGGATCTGAGGGGGTGAGAGTACGACGAGGCCGGCGCTATCGCCTTTATCGCTGCTGCCGTTGGGGTCATAACCAATCCATACCGGGCGACTACCGAGCGGTCGCGGTGCGTAGGGGTTCCAGTCCGGCCAAATACCGCTATACCCGTCTACGCCACAACCTATTAGGGCGTTGTAGTTGAACGCCCGTTCGCCGGCGACGACAAATTTGCACATGTAGAGGTTGTCGAAATCCTCGTCGCTGTTTTCGTTGCGGATCTCTTCTAAGTCAATAAGCGGAAAGCCCTGATCGATGACGTCCTGCACGGTGACAATCTGGCGCCAGATGTTGTCGCCGCATTGAGCGCCGTTTTTCAGTGCCTTGTGCGATAGGTCGATATCTGCCTGCTTGCTCTTTGGTTTGCCCTTGTTGTACAGGTCGCCGTTCCAGAACTTGTAAGCCTCATGCTCTTCACTGGATGGCGTGGAAAAATAGGTGCGCCGCAATCCAATCTGTGTGGCCATGCCAGCGGCCACCTTTCTTAAGTTCAGGAAGTTGGCTACCCAAAAAGCTTCATCAAAATACAGATCGCCGGTGTAGGACTGCGCTGTAGCTGCGGACGTGCCGAGAAAATACAGCGTCGCGCCGTTCGACAAAATAATCGCATCGCCGCCCTTCAGCTCTACACCGATGCTCCGAGCCAAAAAGATAATGAATTTTTTGAACTGAAAAGCCTGTGCGCGGGATGCGGACAGAAATATTTGGTTGGTGCCGGTTTCTAATGCGCGCAATAACGCTTCACGGGCGAAATACCAGCTCGCGCCAATCTGGCGACTTTTTAGAATGAAACGGTTTCGCAGGTTGCGCTGCTTGTACCAGCGCTTTTGATGTTCATACAGCGAGTCAAGTACCAGCGCCCGCAGCTCGGTGATCTGCTCTGCCGTAAAGTGGTTTTTGGGCGTCTTTTCCTTCTTCTCTTTGTCTTGTTCCTTCCTCTCGTCGCGTGCGAGGCGCGCCAGTTGCCGCCCTAACAGGTCGATGGTTTTAAAGTCGTGAGCGCTTAAATCCTCTTTTTCAATGAGCCGTAAATAGCGCACGTCGGTGCGTTCCAGTGCGCGCTGGATCGGTGTGGATTTGTCCCATTCATCGCGGCGACGCCACGAATAAAGCGTGTTCGCCTTCACCCCAAGGCGCTGAGCGATTTGGGGAATGCTGTATGCCTGCCAGTAGAGGGCTTTGGCTTCTGTGCGGGGGTCGCATGCTGTTTTCATGGGTACAGGCTATCGCGCTCGCGCGAGGCGGAATATCGCCGGAGATTGTCGCAGTAGCCTCACAATTTCCTTATGTGGCGCGGGTTTGTCTGGTTGCGGAAGATAGGGGCTCAGGGTGAAAGAACCTTAATCAACCGGAGCAAACATAATGGCGAAGTCGAAAAGTTTCCGTGTGGCCGTGGAAGGGGCAACCTGTGACGGGCGCGTACTGGAACGCCAACATATTCAGGAAATCGCGGACAGCTATAACCCACAGGTCTACGGCGCGCGTGTCAATCTTGAACATCTCAAAAGCGTCTACCCGGATAGCGTGTTCCGTATGTACGGGGACGTTGAAAGCGTGAGCGCTATCGAAATCAAAGACGGCCCATTGGCGGGCAAGCTGGGCCTGTATGTCCAGATCGACGCAACGGATGATCTGGTTGCGCTGAATAAAGCCCGTCAAAAGGTCTACAGCAGTATCGAATTTAGCGAGAAGTTTGCTGATACCGGTAAAGCCTATCTGATGGGACTGGCCTTTACTGATATTCCGGCGAGCCTTGGCACTGAAATGCTGCAATTCTCTGCAAAAGCGGCGGTGAATCCGCTGGCAGCACGCAAGACGAGCGCAGATTGCTTCTTTACTGAAGCGCTGGAAACCGCTGTTGAGTACGAAGCGGAGCAGCCGCAGCAAGAGGGCGGTAAGAAATTCTTTGCCCGCGTCAAAGAGCTGATCGGTGGTGGCGAACGTCGTTTCTCTGCGGAGACGGGCGAGATCCGCCAGGCGGTTGAGCTAGTTGCTGAATCTCAGGGGCAAGTGCTGGATAAGGTGGAAGCGCTGACCCAGCAACAGTCCGGTCTGGCTAAGGCGGGTGAAGTGGAAAAACTGAGTGGTGAGCTGGCTCAGTTAAAAACGCAACTGGCGTCTCAGGACGGTAGTTACAGCCAGCGCCCGCCGTCTCATGGCAGCAATGGCGTGGATAAATCGATGTTGGCTGACTGTTAATCCGATAGCCAGGCAAAAAGAACACTTTGAATAAGGAAAAGTGAAATGAAAGTAGATACCCGCAAGCTGTGGGATGGTTACAGCCAGCGTCAGGCCGAACTTAACAGCGTGCCTGTTCACCATGTGTCAAAGCATTTTGCGATTGCACCTAGCATTTCGCAGAAGCTAGAAGACAAGGTGCAGCAGTCCAGTGAGCTTCTGAAACAGGTGAATATCTTCCCTGTGTCTGAGCAGGAAGGAGAGAAGCTGGGTTTAGGCATCGGTGGCCCTGTGGCAAGCGCTAACGCTGGTAGCACTGATCGCCGCGATCCGCGTTCTGCACATTCGTTAGACAGCGACAAGTATCGTTGTGAGCAAACCAACTTCGACACCTTCATTTCCTATGCGCAGTTGGATATGTGGGCGAAATTCCCGGATTTTCAGCAACGTATTACGAATCAGCTGATTCAGCGTCGTGCGCTCGACCGCATCATGATTGGCTTTAATGGAACCCGTCGCGCGGAAAAATCCAATCTGGCCGAAAACCCGATGCTGCAAGATGTGAACATTGGTTGGTTGCAGAAATACCGCGACAATGCCCCCCAGCGCGTTATGACCGGCGTCACTCTGACCAGCCGTGACGAATCCAACAAAATCATTGCAAAAGGCCATTACGGCAATCTGGATGCGCTGGTCTACGACGCGACCAGTTCCCTTCTTGATGAGTGGTACAAAACTGCGCCTGATTTAGTGGTTGTTACGGGCCGTAACATCATGACGGCGCGTGATTACCCGTTGATTAACGGTATCAGTGACAACAATCCGAATAGCGAAGCGCTGGCCGGTCAGCTTGTCGTGTCACGTAAAACCATCAACAACCTACCTACGCTGATCGCGCCTTACTTCCCGGAAAACGCCATTCTCGTGACATCCCTGCGAAACCTGTCGATTTACTGGCAGGAAGATAAGCAGCGCCGGATGCTGAAGGAAGAACCGGAGTTCAACCGCGTCGCGACTTACGAATCCTCTAATGATGCATTCGTGATCGAAGACTACGGCTATGGCTGCCTGATTGAAAACATCAGCTGGGCGAAGGCTGCTGAGTAAAACACTGTGAGTCGCCGGGGCGAGCCCCGGCGGAAGGGGGAGTTATGTTGACACCTGCACGCCGGCATTTTGAGACAGTCATGGCGCAAAATCGCGGCAACGCTATAACCACGCTGGCCGATCTGACGGCTTATGAGCAGATGCTACATCGCCTGCGCGTGGATAAAAATCGCTTAAAAGGCATTCAGAGCAACAAAACCAAGGCGGATGTTAAGCGTGAAATCCTGCCGAATTATCAAGGCTGGGTTGATGGCGTTATTGCCTCAGACAGCGGCCAGGCTGACGAGGTGTTTACCACGGTGATGCTGTGGAGTATCGACGCCGGGGCCGTGAGTGAAGCCCTTCGCCTCGGTGAGTATGTTATCCGTCACAAGCTGTCAATGGGCGACCGATTTAACCGCACGCCGGCAGTGGTGTTGATTGATGAAATCACCGATCCGGTGCTGGCGCATTTCAAGGCCAATCAGTCGGATGTACTGGTGAGTGCCGATTTGCTGAAAGCGCTGGACGGACTGACGGCGAACGAAGATGTGCCGGAAGCGGTGCGCGCCAAACTCTGGAAAACGCTCGGTTATACCTTGCGAACCAGTGCCGATACGCAGGCCGAAGCGCTGGAATACCTACGTAAAGCTATCGCTGAATTTGCTGAAATTGGCGTTAAACGCGATATCGAAATCCTTGAACGCATGGTGAAAGCTGCTGAGTCGAATGTCACTGAGGACGCGGCTACATCGGCCTCTGGTGGCGAAAACGTGGAACTCGCAGCTGACGGCGGTGCTGCGGATAGCGCCGCTACAGCAAAGGCTAAAAAGAAAGCCGCTAAGTAGTGGTAAACGAATGTGCCCCCGCGCACCGGGCGGCACGGCTGGTTTGCACAGAAACGCTGTGTGAGTCCAGCCGTTCACCGCCCAATCTTTGAGAGAGAAGCAATGAGCCTTGTAGCCCGTAAAGAAATCAATCCTGTTGAGAGTGGTGCGCCGGACATTAACGACGGCGGCGTGACGGTGAAAGCGGGTGCGTTCTGGCCTGAGATCAGCCTGGCAAACCTGCGTCAGTCGATGCGACTCAATGGGCTGGTGACGACGGACAGGCTCCAACATAACACCCGTGAAGCCGTGAGAAGCGTCACGCGCCAACTGGCTGACTGGAAGGCCGGGCAGGAAGCGAGAGGCTTCGCCACGATGGGCAGTGTGCCGGCAGATGAAATAGACGGTCAATCATCACTGATTTACTGCTATCAGCGGGCGGTGTACTGCACGGCCAAGGCGCTGTTGACTGAAGGCTATCGCGACGTAGATACGACAGGGCAAGGGGAGAAGCACGCGGCGGCGCTGACTTCCCAGATTGATACGCTCTGGCGCGATGCGAATTGGGCAATTCGTGACATTCAGGGCAATAGTCGCGGCCTGGCAGAGTTGGTCTGATGAAGGTGCTGGCATTGCAGGGCGATACGTTGGATCTGATTTGCCAGCGTTATTACGGACGCACACGGGACGTTACTGAAGCGGTGTTGGATGCCAATCCGGGGCTGTGCGAGTCCGGGCCGTTTCTCTCTGCGGGGCAAGAAATTTATTTGCCGGATATTGATCCGGCACCACAGGCGGAGACTGTGCAGTTATGGGACTGACCATGGACAGGCTCGTATCGTTTCTTTCTTACCTTCCATCAGCGTTTCTCACGTCGCTGGGGCTGCTGTCTCTGACGCAGTGGGCAACGATGATCGGTGTGGTGCTGGGCATCCTGACGTATCTGCTCAATCGCCGTCACAAGCAGCGCATTGAGGCGGAAGAGCAGAAGCGGACGGCCATTTTTAAAGAGATGGCGGAGCGCGCCACCCAGCATGATTTGCCGGAGGTGGCTTGCGCGATGCAGGAATTCGCGATGCAGGAGACGAGGCGCAAAGTTGGATGACCATGAAACGTAAGGCGATCACCTGTGCCGTGGTGACCATCATCGGGCTGATGGGCGTGAAGTATGCCGGCGAGATCCGAACCAGCGCTAACGGGTTGGCCCTGATTGGCGATGCGGAGTCCTGTCGGCGCGATCCCTACATTTGCCCGGCGGGGAAGATGACGGCGGGCATTGGCTCTACCACGGCGATTGATTCGCGGCACATCTACAACGATGCAGAAATTGCGCAGATGTGGGTGGAAGACATTAAAACGGCGGAACGATGCATCAATCGCAATTTTAATGGGCGTGACATGAATCAGAACCAGTTCGACGCGATGACGTCTGCGGCGTTCAACATGGGATGCCTCAATCTGATTTGGTTTACGGAACGCAAAAGCGGCAAGCGGCTGAAAACGACATTGTGGCGTCACGCGCAGGCCCATCAGTGGGATGCCATGTGCGGACGGCTACGCGATTTTGTGAATGCCGGTGGCGTGCCGCTCAACGGGCTTGTGAAGCGTCGTGATGCTGAAGCGCAACTATGTCTGATGCCGGAGGGGCTATGAATAAATTAAATCTAAGTACGTTGATTGTCCTGCTGCTCATGATAGTGATTACTGGTGCTGTCGTACTGGACAACCGCACCATAAAAACCGAACTCGCTCAGGCTAGGAAGGACAGTGAAAACGCGGCAACGGTGATCGACAACGTACAGCGCGCTATGACCATTTTTAATCAAATTTCAGCAGAGCGAGCCCATGAAAAAGAGTCTGACCAACAGCAGGGGGAGAAAGACCGCGCGGCGATCCGCGCTTCCGTGGCGGGCGACCGCTGCGCCGCTGAGCTTGTGCCTGTTGATGCTCATCGCCGGCTGTTCGAAAAAGCAAATCGTGTACGTTCCCGCGCAGTGTCTGAGTCTGCCAGCGGAGCTATTTCAGGCGACGCCGGTGCCGGAGCCTCGCGTCATGGGTAAGCGCCTTTCGTGGGGTGAGTCGCTGGAATGGAACGATGCGTTGTTGGATGCGCTAGACAGCGCAAATAAAGACAAAGCCGCGCTGATGAAGGCGGACAAAAGCCGAAAGGGGGGCTGACATGCTGAAGGCGGATTTACTCCGGGCAATCATTGTTGCGTACCAGCCGTGGTTCAAGGAAAACCCTGATCGGCTTGAGGTATACGTGACCAGTGGGAAAGTGAATTCAGGGGGGGCGGCTTCCCTCTCATATCGCTATGAGTATCAGCTAAATGTGTTGGCAATGGACTATCCGCATGATCTCGACAGCCTGACAGTGCCGGTGTTGGTATGGGCTCGGCGGCATCAGCCTGCGTTGTTACTGAATCCAGAACTACGCAGGGACGGGATAAGTTTTGAAGCTGAACTACTAAGCAACGATACGGCTGACGTGCTTTACACCATCAAGGCGAGCGAAATGGTCATTGTTACGCTAGATGTGAACGGCAAACCACAAGTTAAGCATCGCGATGAACCGGTGACGGGCGATATGTTCCCGTCAGACGATCCGTGGTCACTGGTAGCGGTTGACGAGACCGAAAGAGGTGAAAATGGCTGATGTTCTGATGTTCCATGAGCTGGACGCCATCATCCGCGACGTGTTGGGCGTCACTAAGCCCACCACTCGCCGCAGCATGGCGCGTCGCGTTGCCAATGATATTCGTCGTAATCAGCAAAAACGTATCGGCAGACAAAAGAACCCCGACGGCTCCGCGTATAAGGCCCGGCGCAAAAAGAAAATCGGCACGCAGGGCGGCATCCGTTTTCAGTGGAATGGGCAGTCGCGCAGCCTGCGCAATTGGCGTCATAGCAAAGGGCGCTATGGTGACCGAATGATCACCGGGTTTGATGAAGAAAGAGGGGCGATTCGCTCTTTCCTGCGGGACGATATCGAGCGCTATATCAGTGTTGATCTACGCCGCAGCGAAAAAACGAGAACCCGGCCCGATCCCATGTTCCGCCGGTTGCGTCAGGCGCGATTCCTCAAGGCTAACGCCTATTCCGACGCGGCCGTGGTGGGCTTTTATGGCCGTGCGGCGGCAATCGCGCGCGTCCATCAGGACGGAATGAGTGACAAAATTTCGCATAACGCCACCGCGCGCTATCCGCAGCGTCAGCTGCTTGGGCTGACGGATGTGGATCTGGATGCCGTGGCCGATGCTATCACCGATGCGTTAAAGGGGGCGAAGTGAACGATTTAACACTGGCCGAACTTAGCCGGTTGCTAATGAACGTGATCCGCATTGGTGTTGTGACGGCGGTTGATTTGAATGCGCCGGCGGCGCGCGTGCAAACCGGCAGATTGCAAACGGACTGGATCCGATGGGGGGTTGATCGTGCGGGCGACGCCGTGGATTGGTGGGCGCCATCGGTGGGGGAACAGGTCGTTGTACTGGCTCCAGGTGGGGCATTAGAGAATGCCGTGATCGCCTTCAGCCTTTACAGCAACACAGCGCTACCGCCTGATACCGGCAAGCAAACGCATGTGATGCGCTACCCGGACGGGGCGAAAAAGAGTTATGACCCGGAGAACGGATTACTGAGCCTGTTGGGCATGATGTCGGGGGTGATCGCCATGAACGATACGCTGACCTTGAATGTAGGCCGTCTCGTTATCAACGCCGGGGAAACCATCATTAACGGCGAGGTGGTGCAAGGCGGCGGCAAAATGAGTTCTAACGGCGTGGTCGTGGACTCGCATGTACATACTGGCGTTAAGCCAGATATCGGTATGTCCGGGGGGCCAATTTGACTACCGACTGGCGGGGGATGAGTAGCGCGGATGGATCGGTGCTTGATGATGATACACACCTGCATCAGTCGGTAAACGACATTCTGCTGACGCCAATAGGTTCACGGGTGATGCGTCGTGAATACGGTTCGGCAGTGTTCTCGCTGATTGATCAGCCGGATAACGCGGTGACACGCCTCAAACTGATGTCGGCGGCCTGCATGGCCCTTTGGCGATGGGAGCCGCGATTGACGCCGGTGTCTGTCACCGTGGAAACCACAGAGCAAGGAGCGGTGCAGATGAATGTCAAAGCACGTCGCACGGATACGTCATCCACCATTTCAACCGATATCACGCTGAAGGAGGGGGTATGAGTGGGGTTATCGATTTATCACAACTGCCCGTGCCTCAAGTCGTTGAGGTGCCGGACTACGAAGCCATTCTTACGGAACGTAAAGCCTATTACGTCTCGCTCTTTCCTGAGTCTGAGCGGGCTGCTATTGCGCGCACGCTGGAATTAGAATCAGAACCGGCGCTGAAGTTGATACAGGAAGGATGCTATCGCGAAATCTTGTTGTGCCAGCGCATCAATGAGGCGGCTGTAGCGGGGATGGTGGCATTTTCGACCGGGACGGATTTGGACAATTTGGCGGCGAACAACAATGTAACGCGCCTGACGGTCACGGCGGCTGATAGCACTGCGGTGCCCCCTACCGATGCGGTCATGGAAGATGACGCCGATCTACGTCTACGCGTGCCGGCGGCATTTGAAGGGCTATCCGTCGCCGGGCCAACTGCCGCCTATGAGGCGCACGCGCGCAGTGTTGATGGTCGGGTGTTGGACGTTTCGGCCATAAGCCCCAGTCCGGCAACCGTCGTTCTTACGGTGCTGGCGCGTGAAGGTGATGGCACGCCGCCGGATGATTTACTGGAAGAAGTCAGCGCGGCGCTGAACGGTGAAACGGTCCGGCCAGTTGCGGATCGCCTGTCGGTGCAAGCGGCGGTTATCAGCAAATACCAAGTGAAAGCCAAGCTGCACCTTTTTGACAACGTGGCCGGTGCGCCCTGTCTGGATGCAGCCAATCAGGCAATGACGACGTACATCACTGAGCAGCGGAAGCTGGGCCGCAGCGTTCGCCGTGACTCTTACAGCGCGGTGCTGCGTGTGGCGGGCGTGGACTGGGTCGAAATCAACGAGCCGGCCACCGATATCATCCTCGATCGTACGCAGGCGGGATATTGCACTGCGGTATTGGTAGAGCTGGCGAGTAATGAGGATGCGTCATGAGTGTAAGAAACAGTCTTCTGCCACCCTCTGCAACCGATACCGAAATTCGTCTGGCTGAAGCCCGCAGCGGATTGAGCGCGTTGGACGTGCCATTGCGTGATATCTGGAACCCGGATACCTGTCCGGTCTCGCTGTTGCCTTATCTGGCATGGGCGCGTTCAGTGGATCGCTGGGAAGAAAGCTGGCCGGAGTCTGTTAAGCGGCAGGTCGTCAAAGACGCGTTTTATATCCATCGTTGCAAAGGCACCATCAGTGCGATCCGTCGTGTGGTGGAGCCGTTCGGCTTCCTGATACGAGTCATTGAGTGGTGGCAGACGGACGAGGAGCCAGGAACCTTCCGGCTGGATATCGGCGTGCAGGAGCAGGGCATAACAGAAGACACCTATCAGGAGCTGGAGCGGCTGATCAGTGACGCAAAGCCATGCAGTCGTCACCTGCTGGGAATGTCCATCAACTTGCAAAGCAGTGGGCAGGGGTACGTCGGGGCGGCGAGCTATGACGGTGACGATCTCACGGTCTACCCCTATACCCCTGAAATTATTTCCGTCAGCGGCCCGGCCTATGCGGGCGCAGCGGTTCACATTATCGACTTACTGGACGTGCGGCCATGACACAAAAATTTTATGCAATCGTAACGAATATCGGAGCGGCGAAGATTGCCAGCGCCGTTTCACTGGGAACCAAGCTCAATATCACCCATATGGCGGTAGGGGATGGTGGCGGGGCATTGCCGACACCGGACGCCTCTCAGACAAAATTAGTCAATGAGGTGCGCCGCGCCGCGCTTAACTCGCTAACCGTGGATACGGCCAACAGTAGCCAGATTATCGCCGAGCAGGTTATCCCGGAAACTGAGGGCGGTTTTTGGATCCGGGAAATGGGGTTGTTCGATGCTGACGGCTCTCTGATCGCAGTGTGCAATACCGCAGAAACCTACAAGCCCCAGTTGCAGGAAGGAAGCGGGCGCACGCAGCGGCTGCGCATGATGATTATCGTGAGTAGTACCGAGGCGGTGACGTTGAAGGTTGATCCGTCAGTAGTGCTAGCAACGCGTCAATATGCGGACGACAAGGTGATAGAGGTAAAAGCCTACTCTGATGATGCGTTAAAGAAACATGTGGCCGCGGTTAATCCTCATAACCAGTACCTGCAAATTGGCAACGCGCTTAACGAGCTTAAAGGCTCAAGCCTCATTGATGAGCTATTTAAGAATTTGGGGTTAGGCGAGGCGGCAAAACGCGGTGTTGGAACGGCGCAGAATCAGATCCCGGACATGTCCTATTTTACTGGGTTAAATGAGTTGAACGGATGGAAGCCGCTCCCAGGGGGGTTAATTATGCAGTGGGGGCAGACAGAAAGGGGGTCCGAAACACCGGTACTGGCTAATTTTAGCATCCCGTTTCCGAACTTTGCGTTTGTAGTCATCGGCAGCATCTACGACGACGTAAACCCAACCAACGCGACACTACGCAGAAAAACGTCACCTGATCCGCGTTCGTGCGCTCAGTTCTTTTTAAATAACGGCACCGCCGCTACCAGTATCAACTGGGTAGCGATTGGAATGTGAGGATAATATGTATCGATTTTCTAACGGCTCGTTTTACCCCTCCATTTTGCAGGGAGCCTATGAATCCGCCGGATCATGGCCGGAAAACGGTGTGGACGTGACTGATGAGGTTTTCAAGGAATTTTCCGTTTCTCCATCGGGAAAAACCGTGGGCACGGATACTGAAGGTCGTCCATGCTGGGTTGATGTTCCACCTCCAAGCCACGATGAGTTAATCGCTGCTGCTGAATCAAAGCGGGTTCAGTTATTGAATTACGCTGACGAGGTGGTTAAGGATTGGCGTGTTGAGTTGGCCTTAGGCGAAATCAGCGACGAAGACAAGGCGAAGCTCTCGGCGTGGATCTCATACAAGAAAGCGGTTAAGTCAGTAGACACGTCAACCGCCCCTGATATCACCTGGCCGGAAAAACCGGAATAAGAGAAAGCCCGCATAGCGCGGGCTTTTTTAGCATTAGAGATTCACCATCGAAAGAACATCACTGGCCGTGATGTTGCCGAGTGCTTCGCGTGTATCCTCGTTTTGTTTCTTCAGCGTCAGCGTAAACTCAATTTTTTGGGCTTTGCCGTCGGGCATAAACTCGGTGCGGTTTTCGCGAATGCTGGTCACCGCGAACATACCGTAAATCGTCCCCGTGCCTTCAATCAAAGGCCACGCTTTGCCGCCATAAGCCATGGCGCGGATAACACTCAGTGACACATCACCGCCAGTAATTTCAGGGTACAGCGTCCCGGTGAGAGTGATTATGTCTTCGCCCGCGCCGATGTACTGCCACTTAGCGGATTTGCCTACCCGGTTATTGCTCACGTGGCGAAATTCCGTTTGTTGTTCCAGCGACTGATAAGGGGCCGTCTGGCGCATGAAAACAAACATACCGTAAATCATCATCATAAAATCACCTATTCTCTGTCCCGCAGCTGTGAACGGCGGCGGTTATCACGTTCGCGCAATAGACCATCAAGCTCACGGCGTACCGTTGATGCCAGGCTTTTTGCGTCCATCTTCGCGCTTTCATAAAAATTCAGGGTCACATTGATTAAGTCGCCGCCGGAAGAGGCGCTGATTGCTGCGGATGAAGGCCCGTCCGGGTTTGACCGTGTTGCAGGTGTGATCGGCACCGGCATCGCGGCTGATAATGCCCGTGTCGGCCATGTCGCAATGTTGCGTGCCATATCACCCACGCGTTGAGTGACGCCGGTTCTTCCGGTCGTGCTGGCGTTAACGGTGGGTTCCCGCCAGTCGCCTATTACGGGCATGACTGGGGGGTGATCTTTAAAGACAATATCGCCGAGCTTGTTGGGGTCGCGCGCGGCCGCGCTGACGTCGCTGGCGCTGTCCGTGGTTTTGCTCTTTGTGGGGTTGGAGCCCTTCAGTGCGTCAAAACTGGAGACGTTGGCCGGTGCTGTGGCGGGCGGCGTTGCCGGTGGTTTCGGCGGCGCGTTCTGCACCGCTGCGGCGACGGTTGACGCAGGGACGGGGTGCCACGCTTGTGCAACCATCTTTTTTTGCTTGTCGTCCCAGACATACATCACCGGATCTTTTGGCTTGACTGGGGCGGCTGCGTCCATGGCGTTGGCCGCTTCCTTGGCGGCGTTGGTAGCTTCGGGAATGGCGCCCAGTTTTTTTAGCAGCCAGCCGATCCCCTCGGCAACTTTCGTCACAGTGGAAAGCACGATAGAAATTGCGGAGCCTACGATAAGGCCGAAAGTTTGACCGGCCTCAGTGCATTTATTTAAGGTTTCAGCGGAAGCATTCACCGGTTCTAATAAACTCTTGAACCAATTCCATACGCCAGAAATCGCATTGCCAATGCCGTCGAACACAGGGCTAAGGCCGGCGAATGCTTCCCTGACGGGGGCTAGACCTGTTACAAGTCCATCAAAGTATCCGCTGAAAAATGCTTTTAAAGGTTCCCAATACTTCCAGATAAGCAATCCGGCACCGATGATAGCGGCGGCAATCAGTCCGACGGGGCTAAGTAGCATGGTGAAGCCGCCGCTCATGAAGCTGATGGCGCCGCGTGCGATAGTGGCGAGGCCAGTGAAGTTCCCGGTCATCGCGCCAAGTGCGGCACGGACTACCGTTGCGATCCCGCTGAATCCGCCACTGACCAGACCTGTCGCGCTGCGCGCCACGTTCATCAGTCCGAAGAAGCCGCCGTTGATGAAGCTGAACGCTTTGCCTGCTATGTTCACAAGTCCAGAAAACCCCCCGGCCCCACTCAATAGTGTCAGGCTGAGACGAAGCGCGGCCATCGGGACGAGCACTGAGCCAGCGGCCAGCGCCAGAGCGCCAAGGGTTGCCAATGTGACGCCAATGATGGCCGCTGCCTTCATCAGCGAAGCCACCACGGCGGGGTTAGCTTCTGCCCATGCGCGGAAACGCTGCGTAATTTCGGTCACGTATTTGATGACGCTCATTGCCGGGCCGCGCAGTGTTTCCCCCAGACTGCTAAAGCTGTTGTTCATCGCGGATTTGGCAATCAGGTACTGCGCAGATACTGAGTCTTTGTTGATATCGGACTCTTTGCGCATGGAGCCTTTCGACGCCTCACCGTTGACCAGCTGCAACTGTCGGTACAGTTCTGGCAGGTTGTTTGCCAATTTGGCCGCATCATCGCCAAACTCTTTGCCGAAAATTTGAGTGAGTACCGACGTCTGCTGGTCTGGGCTGAGTTTTTTTGCAGCCTCTAACACCGTGATAATGGTGCCCATGGCATCGACGGGCATGGCCTTTTGGATTTTGCTGGCGCTCAGGCCCAGCTTATTGAGGCCGTCAGTGAAGTTTTTGCCCTGAGTGGTGGCGATGGACAGTTCGCGCACCATGGCGTTTGTGGCGCTGGCTGCGATTTCTGCTGGCGCGCCCAGCGTGAGGAAGGTCGAGCCTAGCGCTGCCGCTTTGCGGTAGTCCAGCTTATCCGCGACACCGCCCACGCGCTGCAACACGTCGATGATGTCCGCCCCTTTCGATTTGGCGTTGTCGTCTAGGTAGTTCAGCGCGTCGCCCAGTTGCTCGATGTTTTGTGTCGGAACTTTGTACAACCCGGCAATCTTGCCGAGGCTTTCGGCCAGTTCACCGGCAGGCAGCTCGAAGGATGTCGCAGCCATGGCGGCGGTATTGGCAAAGCCAATCAGGTCGGCTTTTTGTTTTTCCCAGGGATCGTCATCGTTTGAAACGCCCATGCGCGCGCCGCCGGCAACCAGTGCCGCGTAGTCCTGCGCGCCGTTCTCCATTGGGAGCGTTTCGCTGGCCGCTTTGATGACTTTTTGCAAGTCGTAGTATTGCGCCGTGCGTTGTCCGTTAGCATCCCGCAGGGCGTTGACCTGTTTGGCGACGTCCTTCATGGAGTTTTCCATGTTGGCGTAGCTGGAAACGGATTTGACGACGGGGGCGACGGTGACGGCACCGGCGACCATGGCTTTCATGCCGCCACTGGTCAGGCTGTCCCGGCGCTCTTTGGCGCGGGCGTAATTACCCTGAGCACGGCTGACGGCGGACAGGCGGCGCTGTTGTTCGGAAAGCTGTCGGTTGTATTCGCCGGTGCGGCGGCTGATTTGCTCTGTGGCGCTGGAGCCTGTTTTTAGCACAATACCGTGGCGCAGCATGGAAGAGCTGAGCGAGCCCAGTTTTGCGCGCTCTTCATTCTGCGCCCGCGTCAGTTGGCGGATCGCTTCAGACTGTTGCTTTAGCGCGGCGGTTTGTTCATCGGTGCGCTGCTTCGCCGGGCCGAAGCTGTCGCGTAGTGCTTTGGCTTTGTTCTTGGCTTCGCTCAGTTGCCGGGCTGTTTTTTCTGATGCGCGAGAAAGGCGGTCAAAACTGGCCGCGTTGCGCTCCATGCCCTTGAGGGATGATTGGGTGTCCCGGATTTGAGAGGCCAGCGCAGCGGCGCTTTTCTGTGCCGCGCTGGCAGGGCTGGTCAGTTTGTTGACCGCGTCAAAGGCGACGCGGATGTTTAGGCTACGATCTGTCATTCTTCGCTTCCGCTACGGGCGACCGCGCGCGAATGCCAGTCCATCAACTCATTCACTGGCATGGCATCAAACGCGGACGGCGGCCAGTGAAAGATAACGGCGATATCTGCGATCAATTCATCGGTCAGTACCGCCGGGCACGGGATTATGCGTCTTCCGCTTCGGTCGTGCTGGTCGCGGAGGACGGAGCCAAAAAATCAGCAACCTCTTTTGACAGCTCCGCAAAGTCGCGCACATCAAGCAGGGCAACTTCCGCCTCGGTTAATGCCGGGCTGGTGACGCGTGGCAGCAGTTTAATCAGTGAATCGACGTCGCTGGTCATCACGTCATACAGTTTGAGGCCGCGCAGCGATCCGGTTTGCTGCATGGCTTCGGTAACGGTGACCTCTTTGATTTCGCTGTTTTTACGGATGACCGGGCTTACAAGGACGATGGGTTTACGCATTTTCAATATTTCCTGTACATACCGGCGGCGACCGCCGGTGAGTGATTAGTGGTTACGATTGACTACAGACCGACGTTGGCGCGGTGTTTCTCCAGCATGTCAGTGCCGTCGATTTTCCAGATCATGTTAAGCAGGTCGATTTCGAACAGTTCATCGCCGTCAACGGTGATTTTGCAGTAGGTGTTCTTCAGCGTGTACTTGTGCTGCGTGTTGTCACCCTGCTTAGCCGATCCCCAGTCCATTTCGGTGATGCGGCCGCGCGTCTGGATTTCGCAGGCAATGGCCTCACCGGTGGCGTCATCGGAATAAGAGCCAGCGAAGCGCAACTGCATACCATCAATATTCGCGCCGTAGGTTTTGAGCATATCCACGGACAAGCCGCCCATGGTCAGTTCCATATCCAGCGCGCCGGATTCGAAACCCATATGCACAGCCACCGCGCCCAACATGCCCGCGCCTTGGAAGTCTTCCGTTTTACGCGTCAGTTTGGGGGTGGTCAGTTCTTCCGCCTGGCCGAGGAAGCTCGCGCCATTCAGGAACGTGTTAAACAAAAAGAGTTTTTTAGGTAATGACATGGCTTACCCCGTTACGCTGAAAGCTGATCGAATACAGCAAAGTATTCATCGGTAAATTCCTGCGTCAGTCCGAGCTGTTCAAGCGGCGGAACCGGCGTGTATTTGTAGCGGATGCGCAGCTTGCCATCACGCAGATCGCCCGTGGCGTTATCGCTTTTGTCGTACCAACAGCTGAAGCCCAGCAGGCGATTAGCCGTGACCAGCGACACACCTTTGCGGTTGATACCGTCAACAATGTCTTTGACCAGTGATGGCGTCAGCGGCTTGTCGATATACCCGAAGTGCGCTTCGGCAATCATGTCCGCCAAAATCTGCGCGGTGCGGGTGTAGCTTTCAAACGTGTAGGTTTCCGCATCACAGGTGCGTGAGCCCCAGAAGCGGAAGCCATCGCGCTTAATCAGCGTAGTGATCCCTTTGCTGTTTAGGTCGTCGGCGTCAGTGTCCGTACCCTGAAGTGACCAGTACACGTCGGCAGAGATACCCAGCACGTTATTAACCACAACGTTAGACAGCGTTTTGTGCCATCCCTGCTCGGCGTCAATCTTCGCTCGCAGGCCGATAGCGTAGGCCGTTGCCGGAATGGTTTCGTTTTTGGCCGTGTTTGAGTTGTAAGCGATAAACTCAGGCCAGATCACCATCAGTTCACGCTGGGCAAAGGTCGCGCGGTAGGTTTTGGCTTCCGCGATAGTTTTGCAGCCGAAGGCGCTGATGTAGGCGAAGGCGCGGAGCTTTTCAGCAATGACGCCAAGCTGTGCCGCGACGGGGGCGGAGTCCAGACCGGGAACGGCCAGAACGCGTGGTGTTTCCCCGGTGCTCGCCGCCGCTGACAGCAATGCAAACATGCCGGTATAGCGACCGTCCGCACCGGTGCCGCCGATAATCAGCTGCTCCTGTGTCGGAGCGGTTTCACCTTCAACCTTTTCGTAGGTCGATGCGTCCTGTACGCGGATGACAATGATTTTCGGGCTGGCCTGATCGGAAATGGCTTTCAGCGTTGTGTACAGGGTGCCTTTTGTGCCTGCTTTCCCTAATACGCTGCTAGCGCGGGTAACCAGTACCGGCGTATTTAGCGGAAACGCTTCTGCGTCCGCGTCATCCGCGATACAGACCACACCAATTGTCGATGTGTCGATGTCGCGAATAAGCGTGCTGAGCTGAGTAGTCTCAGTCGTCTTCACGCCGTGATGATATGTCTCGCTCATGGTCGTATAGCCTCTCGTTGATGAGTGTCATCATCATCACCAGTAACCTGCATCAGTTCACGCATTGACGATTGTCAGAACCGCCTCACAACCGCCGCCGGCTGGCGTAACTCTCGCGCACGCGGGAGGATGCGACAGGGGGAATTTATGCTGAATATTCTTGATAACGATTTAACGCCGCGCCCGGCATTTCATCTGACGATCGATGGTGCTACGTCTACGCATCTCGACGCTCGCCTGATGTCGCTGACGCATACCGATAACCGGGGGTTTGAGGCTGATCGCGTAGAGCTGACGATTGATGACTCTGACGGAATGGTGGCCATGCCTGCGCGTGGCGCAAAAATCAGTGTGGCGTTCGGCTGGCAGGGTGAGCCACTGGTGAGTAAGGGGCTGTTTACCGTGGATGAAATATCACATCAGGGGCCACCCGATAGGCTGGTTATCACGGCGCGGAGTGCGGATTTTCGGGATGATTTCAACGTTAAGCGGGAGTACAGCTGGCACAACGTGACGGTGGGGGATGTTGTATCCGCTATCGCCGGGCGATACAACCTGAAGCCAGCGGTTAGCGTCTCGCTAAAAGATATCGGCATTGACCATGCAGATCAGACCAGTGAATCGGATATCAGCTTTCTCACCCGCATGGCGCAAATGTTGGGCGCTGTCACCACGGTTAAAAATGGCTGTCTGTTATTTATCGTGCCGGGCAGGGGGGTATCGGCGAGTGGTCGTGTACTTCCTGCGGTGACGATCACCCGTGCCAGTGGTGACAGCCATTCGTTTCGCGTAGCGGATCGGGATGCGTACACCGGCGTGCAAGCGTACTGGCTGGATCTGAACTTCGGGAAGAAAAAACCGACCACGGTTAAGCGCCGGCGGAAGAAAAAGAAAACCGTGAAGACGGCGCCAGCGTCCAGCAAAAAAGAGGGTGATTACGTGGAGGGGGCTGAAGGCAATGTGTTTGTCATGCGTCAGACCTACAAGACCGAACGGGCGGCGCGGCGCGCGGCGGCGGCGAAATGGAACGCGCTACAACGAGGGGCCGCAGAATTCAATATCACCCTGGCGCGCGGCCGGGCGGATTTGTTTCCGGATCTGCACGCCAATGTTTCGGGGTTTAAGCCCACCATTGACGCGGCGGACTGGGTCATTAAGCAGGTCAATAACACTATCGACGACAACGGCTTTATTACAGGGCTTGAACTGGAAGTGCGTATCACGGATTGGGAGGCGGAAGAAAAGGGTGATGATTCGGAGTAGATTATAAATCAGACACCTCTTAAACTATGCGGTGAGTTAAATCAGAAATGGTGAGGTCTTATGTTCACCTGCCCAAAGTGTAACGCCGCCGCAAGAACCCGTACCAGCCTGATGCTCAGCAAGGAAACACGTCGCAGCTATCATCAGTGCACGAACATGCTGTGTGGGCAATCATTCACCACGTTAGAGACAGTAGAAAATTACCTGAACACTGTGACACCGTCCGCCACGGATCACGTTATTCCAGCAGGTGCTTTTCCCCGCTCTAACTATGGTGAAAATCAGCTATCACTGAATGTATGACATGAAACAAGAAACCCCGCCGAAGCGCTGATTTATGGGGATCCCTCAGCGCCGAAGCGGGGCTTTTCTTTATGATGTGGTCAATGGGTGGACGTTGGTAGAAATAAATCCTTTTATTTCAATTGAATGGCGTTTTTATGTGAACACCATCCCTGTCTATTTGCCCTCCTTGATGGAGGGCTTTTTTTTGGATATTTCAGGAAAATTCCTTTCAAAACAAAAAGATATAAACCAAATGCAAGCGGTTAGCATGTGGACGGATACAGGCCAAAAACCGGTTTTTTCCTCAAGTGTGGACACCATGGGGTCACTTTTTACAGCGCGTATCCCGGATATGTGTGAATCGCAGACTCAGTCCTTGCACGACGGCTTTTTTCCTTTGTCAGATTATCAATATCCTATGAACCACACATCTCTTAAGCCATATGACGTATCAAGTAGCGACACATATTGCTCCAGCAATTGCTGTTCCTCGCTCTGAATATGAAGGTGGCCCATTAAATTTGGCTTAATGCACTGTTTTTTAAGTAAAGCTTTGGCTTTTATTGGCCGATAAGCAGTTCGGAATGAAAACAAGTCAATTATGGAGTGATTATGTCTGGGATGGTTTTCTGCCGTGGTTGCGGTAAAGAAGTTCACGAATCTGCTAGTGCTTGCCCACACTGTGGTGCAACACAGTCATCGCAACCTCAGGGAGAGAAAAGCCGCATGGCGGCAGCGCTATTCGCATTCTTTCTAGGCTCTTTTGGGGCTCATAAATTTTATTTAGGGAAAGTAGGTCAGGGATTGCTCTATTTAATCTTCTTCTGGACTTTTATCCCTTGCTTCATCTCTTTCGTCGAATTCATTTTGTATCTCTGCCAGTCAGATGAAGAGTTCGCTAGAAAATATGGATGA